CGTTTCCTTATACAGTGACAGTTATCTTGACGAAATAATTAACACTAGCGAAGCCGTAATTTTGCCAATGCTGGTGGCAAACACTTCAGCAATTCAGTCATACAAACTTGAATCGAACGTGGCTTATTTCTACACCCAGCGAAGCCACCATTTTGTTGCAGGTCAATCAATTGTTGTAACTGGTTTGCCAGCACCGTTCACCGCGACCCACATAGTGGTGACCGCAACTGAGTATTCATTTACCGCTGCATTGACTTCATCAAATGTCACATTGCGCGAGATCATTCCAATGGGTACGGCCACACTTTCAGGCTATTCAGCCGCCGACATTTACGCAAACAACCCTGCAATAGAATCAGCCATTTTGGCAGTGAGCGTTGAAGTATTTCAGTCACGCGTTGCAGCTGGTGGCCAGATCGAAGGCGTTGATTTTACTTCCACGCCATATCGAATGGGACGCAGTTTGACCAACCGCGTCAGTACCCTGCTCATGCCATTTTTGGACGTTGAAACGGTTGTGCAGTAAATGCCAGCCAATTCAGTCGCCGAAACCCGCGCAGCCCTGGCCAATTCTTTCAGCGCACTAGCTGCCAACGTTTATGGGTCGGTTCCCGAAGCACCAATTCCACCTGCAATCGTTGTGGTTCCAGATTCGCCATATATGGAAGTTGTTTTAATTGGTAAGGCCAAAACGCAGGTCAAGATCAATTTTGCAATTTCAGCCATTGTTGCTTCAAATAGCAACGCAGGTTCACTTGATAACCTGGAAAAACTCATCATGGGAATTCTTGCGGCAATGCCCGCAGGATACGTTGTTGGACAAATCGAAAAGCCGACGGTTCTAGAAGTAGGGCAGTCACCAATGCTGGTCGCCGACATCAACGTTTCAACTTACTACACACAGACAACATAGGGGACAAAATGCCAACGACAATCATTACTGGTCGCGATTTAGTCGTGACCATTGCAACCGTTAACTACGACGCGCAGGCGACCAGCGCAACACTTGCCAACAGTCCAACCGTCGAAACTTACCAAACGCTTGACGGCAAGGCTTATAAGCACATTGACGACCAGTGGACATTTGACGTGTCAATGCTTGCTGACTGGGGCGCTACAGGTTCATTGTGCGAAGCACTATGGTCTGCCTGCGAATCAGCACCAAACACAACATTGGCAGTTTCGCTAACTGCAGTCACAGGCGCCGTTTTTGCGTTCAACGTAATGCCAGTATTCCCAGCAGTGGGCGGGGCAGCACCAGACGCACAGACCGTTGACCTATCATTTATTGTGGTGGGAACACCTACTGAAACTTTCAGCTAAAAACTAACAATCGGGAGAAAAAATGAAACTACCAATCACAATCGAATATAACGACGGTACGCAGGCGACCTACACGGCTGCGCCACCTGAGTGGGTAAAATGGGAGAAGCACACAGGCCACACGATCAGCCAGGCACAGGAAAAAATCGGTATTTCCGATTTGGTCTTTCTGGCCTATCACGCCATGAAGCGCGAAGCCGCTGGGAAACCAGTCAAGCCAATCGAAGCATGGACTGAAACGATCGCTGAAGTGATAGTCGGTGAAGCAAACCCAAAAGCCACCCAGTCGGAAGCCTAAACCGAATTGTTTGGGAGTTGGCCTTAGCAACCAACTTACCGAAAGAACAATTTGAAACGGCTGAGGACATTTTGACAGTGCTTGAAATTCTGGAAGGACGGGCAAATGGCAGCTGACGCAATCAGTTATGACAAGAATGAGTTGCGTGCCATTGTCCGTTCTTTCAAAGCAATGGACGAAGAAGCAACCAACCAGGCTAAGCAGGCGACTAGCGAACTGGCCACCTGGGTGCAGGGCAAGATTCAAGCCGCTGCGTCAAGCCGTACCCGTAATCTTCAGGACAATCGCGTTGCTGACGGTTCAAAGGTTTCAAAGTCTTCAAAAATTGGTGAAATTTCATTTGGCTACGCTGGGCAAAAATTAAGTGGTGGCGCGTCAACCCAACAGATTTGGGGCGGGGCAGAATTTGGTTCTAACAAGTATAAGCAATTTCCAGTCTGGTCAGGTCGTGAAGGTCGCGGTTCTCGCGGTTGGTTTATCTATCCAACCCTTCGAAGCGTTCAACCCGATATTGTAAAAAAATGGGAAGAATCGTTTTCTAAGATCATTAAGGAGTATAACTAATGGCTGGCAGTCGTACCCTTAAACTTTCAATTCTCGGTGACGTAGATAATCTCAACAAATCGCTAAAAACCGCGTCGGCCGACGTCGATTCATTTGGCGATAAAATGGGCAAGGTTGGCAAAGTAATTGGCGCCGCGTTCGTTGCCGCAGCTGCGGCCGCTGGTGCCTACGCAATCAAAATTGGGGTGGACGGTGTAAAAGCCGCGCTGGAAGATGAAAAAGCACAACGCATTCTTGCGTTAACCTTAGAAAATACAACTAAAGCAACGAAAGCCCAAATCGCTGCCGTTGAAGATTACATAACTGAAACCGCGCTGGCCACAGGCGTTACTGACGACCAACTGCGCCCAGCCTTATCCCGTTTAGTTAGATCGACCAAAGACACAGAAGAAGCGCAGAAGTTGCTGGGTTTGGCGCTGGATATTAGTTCGGCAACGGGTAAGCCATTAGAAGCAATCGCGAATTCATTAGGTAAAGCCTACGACGGCAATACAAATGCCCTGGGCAAATTGGGTCTAGGCATAGACCAATCAATTCTGAAAACAAAAGATTTTAACAAAGTGTATGAAAGTCTTCGCGGTTCTTTTGCTGGTTTCGCAGCACAGGAAGCGAACACGTTTCAAGGAAGAATTGACCGCTTAAACGTCGCCTTCGACGAAGCAAAGGAAACAATTGGTTTTGCATTATTGCCAGTTTTAGAAAAGGTTATTCGATTTATAAATGACAACGCATTGCCAATTATCAACGCATTGTCTGAAGGTTTTGGTTCAAAAGGTGCTGGCCTTAGTGCGATCATCACAAATCTTGGAAACACAATCGTGAATGTTTTCACGCCGATTATCAATGGGCTGGTCAAGGCATTTAATTATGTTAAAGACGCAATCGGCGACAACCTAGAAACTTTCAAAGTGTTTGGCAGTTACGTTGCAACCTACCTAGCCCCGGTCATTGGCACGGTTCTTGGTGGAGCGTTGCAGGTCGCTGGCAAGATCGCAGGCGGCGTCATTGACGTTATTGCTGGCGTAGTTAAGATTTTGAATGGTTTGATCTCAGGTGCCGTTGCTGGAATCAATGCACTTATTTCTGCGTATAACGCAATTCCATTTCTGCCAAACGTTTCAAAGATTTCGACACCTAACGTCAGTGTGCCTTCAATCAAGACGCCAACGGTCACAACTTCGGTTCCTTCAATTCCTTCGATTTCAGCACCTTCCACTGGTGGCGCAGTTTCCAGCGGTGGCGGTGGCGTGGCAACCGCAGCTAAAACCGCCGCAACAACTGCAGCCAAAATCACTGGTCTGGGCGCTTCAGGAACTTCAGGGGTTAGCACAACCAGCGTTGCGGGAATCATGGCCGCGTCAGGAACGACAATCAACGTCAACGTTTCAGGCGCAATCGACAAGGAAGGTACGGCCAGAACAATCGTTGACACCTTGAACAATTCCTATTATCGCGGCACAGGTGGCGCAGGGAATCTAGTCGCATGACCCAATGGACGCCCGTTTGGGAAGTTGAAATTGACGGCGTTGAATACACTTCAGCGGTTTTGGCAAACCTGACCATTGAAAGTGGACGCACAAACATTTATGAGCAGGCGCAGGCAGGCTACACAAACATTCAATTGATCGACGTTAACCAGGCGACAATCCCAGTCAACATCAATTCGACCATTTCAATTCGGGTCAAAGACACGTCAAATACGTTCGTGCCCATTTTTGGTGGAAATGTTGTGGATATTGGTTTGGAAGTCCGTGACGTGGGTTCGACCATGTTTACCCAGACTTATTCGATCACGGCGCTGGGGGCATTGGCGCGTTTGCCTAAGGCGTTGACCAATGGCGTTCTTTCTAAAGATTTTGACGGAAATCAGATTTACACAATACTTTCAGATTTGCTACTTCAAACTTGGGCTGAAGTGCCAGGGGCGTTAACTTGGGCGACGGAAAGCCCAACGGCAACCTGGGCAACTGCGGGAAATATCGGTTTGGGTGAAATTGACCAGCCTGGTGATTATGAATTGGCGGCACGGTCAAGCGAGCGCACAGACGTTTATTCATTGGTTTCAGCCTTAGCGACATCAGGGCTTGGGTACATTTATGAGGACGCGCAAGGACGCATTTCCTACGCCGACGCTACT